TGGGTGGTGTTGGTGGCATCATAATGTTACCCATGAGACTGGAAATATCAAACCCTGGACCTTGCATTTCGTGTTTACCATCACTCGAAGGTTCGGAACCTTGTTGTGATTTTGGTACTGTATTTTGTACCGCAGACATCATGTTTTGAACCAGTCCTGGATTCTGTTTAATCACATCATTCATGTTTGGCATGACCGATTTGAACATACTATTCGTCAAATGGAACATCATCGCTGAGCCTCCAAGCATCATAATCAATTTGATTTCTGGGGCGACGTGCATTTTAGATCTATATTTCACGTATAATTCTTCGAATACTTCATCGTAATCGTCGACGTTTTCCATGACGTTTTCAGACCACCCGTCAAGTTGGATCTCGAATGGGTTATACTTCTTATTCATAAACTCAAGGCCTGTCGTACACGCAATAAGCATACGTCTTGAAAACTTAATCGATTTGTCTACATCTATACTATATGTTATTCGTTTTACTTCGTTTCTAAGTTCGTCTATAGGGGAATAAGCATTCAAACGTTTGTTGACAGTAAACCCCTTTTTTTCCAATCGTCCAAGTTTGTTCACGAGATCCGCTTTCTCTTCGTCAACCGTCTTAAAACCTGGTGATGGTTTTTCTTCCTCTTCCTCCATCATATATCCACCCTCGCCACCACCGTAGTCCATCTCGGGTTCATCGTCATATTCGTGATAATCAAGTGGTGCTTCTGGTGGAGGTACAGATGGTTGTGCTTGTTTGTTTGGATTAGCAAACGAATCAATATCTTCCTGAAAAACTTGTGGTTTTGGTGCTGTAAATTGTGTTTTCATTTGAGAAATTTGTTTTTTCACAGGCTGACGTCGAGGAACATCAATTTCAATTTCGTTCATCAGGGCCTGTTCATTATCATCAAGTTTCATGACATTCGTATTTTTACGATCAAGAATAATTTCACCGTCCATTACTATTACTCTTTATATTGAAACTATTCTAATCTCTTTAACGCACTTTATAAAAAATGTTGATTCAATATAAATGAAACTTAACGCCACCAACAGAAACACGATCAAAGCTATCGTCATCATCATCGCAGTATTGTGTGTTCTCACAATGTTCCGTACCAGCGGATACCAGGGTAAAGATGTCGAAATCGAAACCGTCAATACGGGTTCGCTCTTCGATATCCCATCGACTCAAGAATGTTTGGGTGATGCATACTATTCCGACAGTAAAGGTGGTGTATGTGACGGACAAAAACTTGTTCGAGAACAAGCGGGGTATAAGATGAAGTAAAATCTCCAGTATATATAAATGGCTTTAGTGACTAGTCAATCCACTTTACCCGATTTCGAATATGAACACCATACCGTCATTCTTGATAACTTGGATCATGGTTCAGATAACACAGAATTTACACTTCATTTACCAAAACCTCTAGAAAATGTTGTCCAGGTGCAATTACTTGCTGCGAGTATTAACACGAGTGATGATGATCAAAAGTGTATACACATCGGTATAGAACAACTTAAAACCAATTTTTCACAACGTGGAAAAAAGGACCTTGAAGACGCTGATGATAATCACCTTAACGGTGTTTTTGGTACGATTATATGTGAACACACACTACACGCCGCAAGTAGTGCTAAAAAAGCGGTATTCTTCAGAAATGAATACCCAATTATTCAACAATATTATAACCCAATTCGTAAACTCGATAGGTTAACTTTTAATTTAGATAAACAAGATGGTACCACAGCCGCATGTGGAGATGCAATTTTTATTTTTAAATTTGTGTGTAAGAGAAGAAACGTATCCTATTAATTATTTCAGGGCGTCGTGCACTTGTATTTTTAACCTTTTCTTATTATAAATGTCATCTGGTATTGTTCAACTTATAGCAATTGGTGCTCAAGACGAACACATTATGGGCGAACCAGAAATATCTTTTTTTACGTCAACGTTTAAACGACATTCTAACTTTTCACAATCCGTTGAAAAACAAACTATTCAGGGAGATGTGAAAGCGAATTCTATGTCATCTATTCGTTTTGATCGAACAGGTGATATGTTAGGGTATACATATCTAACAATTGATAATAATACACAGGCGCTTGATATCCAGAGGTGGGATACACTCATAGATAAAGTTGAACTTCTTATCGGTGGACAGGTTATCGATACACAAGATGCTGTTTTTACCGAAAAAATAGCAATCGATACGTTTGCAACAAACGTTTCAAAAAGTGCGAATGGTACACACCCAGGTATAAGTGCTCGCTCTTATTTCTATCCATTTAGATTCTTCTTTTGTGAGGGTGCACAATGCGCTTTACCCATAGTTGCTTTACATTACCATAACGTCGAATTACGTATACATTGGGGACCAAATGCGGGTAACTATAATTTTGAGTGTTATTCAAACTATTATTACCTCGATAACGAAGAACGTGGTAACCTCGTTTCGCGTAACCATAATTTAATTATTACACAGGTTCAAAAAAGTATTCCATCAAATGAACTTTCACAGGAATTGACATTTAATCATCCGGTCAAATATCTTGCATCTTCGGATACAACGACCGAAGGGGCATTAACGTCAACAACCAATAGAATAAAGGTTGAAATAAACGGTTTAGATATAGGTAATTTTAAATGGGCGAAACCACACTTTATAGACGTTATGAACTATTATCATACAAATTTTGTTACGTCCCCCGATTTTTTCTTATACTGTTTTTGCTTATCGACGAGTTCACTCCAGCCGACAGGAACGCTCAATTTTAGTCGATTAGATTCTGCAAAGATAGTCAGTCAATCCATGATCATTAGTGATCCTATATACGCAGTCAACTACAATATACTTCGTATTGAAAATGGTATGGCTGGTCTTATCTATGCAAATTAAAATACATACTTATATTAAATGGTTAAAAACTTACCGACCATCGAGCGGTCTACCAAAATCCGGTTTGGTAAACATGCTACGGATGACCAGGCTGAAAACACAGTTGTTTTTAATGCTTCAAATTCTGTTATTAATGCAGTCAACGAGGGTTCTATATATATGGCCCCACTCCGTGTTGCTGAATTAGCGGGTTCTAATCTTATGGGTTATTCCGCAACTACAAAAGAAGTTGTTGATTCAGGTGTTGCAACCGAACTTTTAGGTGGTGTTACTTTAGATAGTGCAGCTGTCCAAGGTAATGTTGTTTCAAATAGTATACCACACTTTGCGAATATAACAACTGCGTTTACGACCGATCACGGTTCAAATGTTGGTATTTCAAATACGTCTCCTACCCATATGTTATCTGTCGGTGATAGGATTTTCATGTCCAATACAGGTTCAGAAGCCATAAAAGTTGAAGGTAATGTACAAGCTAATAAATTTTTTACTGGTTCGAGTGTTACTATAGATCAAAATGCGACAAACAAAATTCAAGTTTCAGGAACTATTAAGACAGGTACACTTCACGCAGATAATATAGGTATAGCAAATACTTCACCCACGCATGCATTAAGTATAGGTAATGAAGGACAACTTCGTTTGAATGTACCAACAGGATCTATATATGCACTCGAAACGGTCGGTAATGTTAGTGCACAAAACTATATAGGGGACGGTGGTCTTCTTTCAAATGTAACTTTACAAACTGTTACGGATAAAAGTAATGTTACATCGAATACAATCCATCTCACAAACCCAACAACATCACTCAAGGCATACAGTAATGTAATCGTCGATGGCACGTTAGATGTCGGTTCTAATTTATATGTGAATGATACCGCGGAAAATGTCTTAAATGTTACGGGTAATGTAAATGTATCCAATTATTTAAAAACAAATAAACTAGAAGTCACTTCATTAGAAGTTGACGCTGTTACTGCGGGGACAGTATCGAGTAATATTATTGGTGACAATGTAAATGTAAATACAATAACAACCAATGTCGTAAGTTTAAATTCAATTTCACCCGGTGATCTATTAGTGGGTCCATCTTCGGGAACTGTGTTAGCTAAACTTGCAGCTTATGCACCAGTAGCTGGTAGTACGGTTCCAGCAAATATGTCCGCTAACTCGTCGGGTGGAAATACCGCATCTTCGAGTGATAGTTCCGCAAACACGTATAAGGCGTTTGATGGAAATGATAGTACCAACTATGTATCCCCATCCCCACCAACTTATAGTTATTCCTCTCCTTACGGGTACACGGGAAGTAATTCTTTGGGTGGTGTAAATGGAGAATGGGTAAAAATCCAACTCGCGAGTGCTATAACACCAACATCGGTATTTGTAAAAGCAAGACCAGATAACACCGGACCGGATTGGGCTGTTCGTCCAAATTCATGGCGTATTTTGGGAAGTACTGACGGTACAAATTGGATACAATTACACGCGTCTACAACACTTGTAGATTCCACAAATGGTATTACCGAGTCTTTTACTAATACAACAGCCTATTCATACCTTGCTATTGTTGTTACTAATATAAACGACCCTGGGTCGAACGACGCCAGATGGACACTGTCACGTCTTTCATTTACAAGTTCACAAAGTGGTCCAACTGAAAAATTTCTTAGAAGTTCAGCCGCGGGTGTATCATGGGATGAAGTTTCGTCGACTTTACAGACTATTACAGATGGGGGTGCATCGACAAATAATGAAATTTCATTTACGAATGGGGTAACATCTTTAACAGCTTCAGGTAACGTAGTTGTTTCAGGTAACGTTACAACGGGTACTCCTATTGCAATTGCAAGTGGTGGTACGGGTTTAAATTCGTTTACAGAAAACGATCTGTTATTAGGTCCATCGTCTGGAGATGCGTTAGCTAAACTTTCGGCTTACACGGGTCCAGCAGATGTTACAGTTCCAGTAGCTATGACCGCTAATTCATCGGGTGGAAATACAGCATCTTCGGGTGATAGTTCCGCAAACGCGTTTAAGGCGTTTGATGGAAGTGATAGTACCCACTATGTCAGTTCTACATCATATCTACATTACCCTCCTTATGGGTACACAGCAAGTAATTCTTTAGGTGGTGTAAATGGTGATTGGTTAAAAATCCAACTCGCGAGTGCTTTCGCACCAACATCGGTATTTGTAAAAGCAAGACCAGATGGAACTGATTTTGCTGTGCGTCCAAATTCATGGCGTATTATGGGAAGTACTGACGGTACAAATTGGACACAACTACACTCGTCTACAACACTTGTAGATTCCTCATCCGGTACTACAGAGTCTTTTACCAATACAATATCATATACATACCTTGGTATTGTTGTTACCAATATAAGCTTACCGGGTCATAACGACAGAAAATGGACATTGTCACATCTTTTATTTTCAGGTCCTGGATCGGGACCATCTGAAAAATTCCTTAGAAGTTCAGCTGCGGGTATAGTGTGGGATGAAGTTTCTTCGACTTTACAGACTATTACAGATGGGGGTGCATCGACTACCAATGAAATTTTATTTACTAATGGGGTAACATCTTTAACAGCTTCGGGTAACGTAGTTGTTACAGGTAACGTTACAGCTTCTACATTTAAAAGTACAACTCTGACTTCAGGTAAAATACCGTATACAAATGCGAATAAGGAACTCATTGACGGTCCAATAGGTCATGATATCACAACTAATAACACATTCGTGTCTTCAAACCTATACGTTACGGGTAATTTGAACGTACAGGGCGAAACATTTTTTCAAGACAGTAATATCCACGTCATTTCCGACCCTCTTATAGAATTAGGTAACGCGAATGTCATTGACACCATAGATATGGGTGTAATTATGACACGCCCAACCGCAAATGTAGTTGCGGGATACATGGGCGACGAGAAAAAATACGTTATCGCGTATACACTCAGTGACCCACATGAAGCACATATCGTTCCTACGAACGCGACGTCGGATCAATTCATGACTTTGAGTGTTGAAGGTGGTAATGTTTTGGCGGGTAACGTCACGACGACAGGTAAAATGACCGCGGATAATTTAGAATTAACCGGTACGGGAGTTATAATACAGGCATTCAATGGTAGTGTATATGCCCAAGAGGTTAATTCTCAAACC